GGGGGCCTGACGAATCTCAGAAGGGCTTAACCTTCATGATGAGCCCGAATGCCTTCGAGCTGACGACAGCGAGTCGCTCGTACTGGAGGACGGCTAAGATGCCCGCCATCGAGGTGACTGCACCAAGAATTGCGTCCTTGCTGAGCTTCTTGCTTTCGCCAAGGGCTTTGGCTTTTGCAAGAGTCTCAACATTGCGAACAATGGTGGTGTAGTCATCCGAGGCAGGATCGTGAAGCTCGGCATCCTTCAGAGCTGACTCTATGGTCTGCTGAATGGGGTCGGGGTTCTTCATAGTGGCTCCTTTCTAGGGTTTCATAATAGGACAGGTTTTTCTCGCTTAGACCTGCTTGACGTCCAGCGTCACCTTGCCATTCCGGAGCATCTCGCCGACGCCCTGGTCGAAGGTGGCGTGAATACCCTGAGACTCGTCCACGTGAAGGGCCCCGGAGGGCTGAGTACCCGTGTACTTGTTAGAGCTGACGCCCAGAAGCACACCAAGGAAGGTGTCAATAGCAGCAATCGTCCCAGCGACCTCAGTAGGGTATGGAAGGTGCCACAGGGCTGCCAGAGTGACATAGAGCGCAGAGGTAGCCGGGAGGGCAACCAGAGCAACCCACTTGAGGATGTCGTAGGACTTGTTCGTCATCTGTTTCTCCTTGAGGTGCTTAGCCATCTTGTTTCTTCTTTGCGGGAGGTCTGGGAGTGGGGACGATTGGTAGGCGCTTGACCTCATCGACGATCCTCTCAGCAAGCCCGTTTCCTCCGAACTCGGAGTAGGGCTCGTAGAGGTACTTCATGAAGTCCTCATACTCGTCGAGTGTGAGATAGCCTCGATGAAGGTATGTCTTTCCGACATAGACGATTCGGTCATGCGCCATACCAAGCAGCAGTTGGGTACTGGCTGACTTCCTTTCCCCGCGCTTCATAATCCATGCCCAGATCCCGGACGAGCCCAGCACCGAGAATACGATGGCCAGGCTCATGTCCAGGACTGGGTTCAGACCGAAGTGCTGCATGTCATCCAATCGCGAAGTAGGGACGGACGCCCTGCTCCGAGGTGTAGGCCGCGGTGTACTCCGATGCATCAGTACCCACATAGATCGAGGAGTTCGTCGTAGCGATGTCTCGAGTCCAGTAGTTGCTTTCGCAAGCGATGTAGTTCTTGGCCAGCTCGAAGATCGGGAAGCGTCCGATAGCGAGGTCCCCTCGCTGGAAGTCGTGCCTTGAGATGGCCTGACGTCCGAAGATCATATCCTCAGTCATAAGACCGGCCGTGTGGGCCAGCCAGTCCGAGCCAGTGATCTGCGAGAGGTTATTGTAGGAGGTCGGGAACTTCGTCAGGGGCTGAAGAACGTTCCCAGTACCGAATACACCCTGAGCCGTAGAAATGGCTCGGTTCAGACCCGTTCGTCCGATCTCGAACGAGGTGAACGCCGTCGGGATGTTGTTCGTGTCGTTGTATCGGCTCGTGTAGAGGGGTTGGTCAGGAAGGACGATCACGTGGTGGCGGAGGTACTTGGGGTAGCCGATTCCATAGAAGTAGTCGAATGCGACAATACGCCAAGTAACGCCGTTGATCGAGAAGTAGTCGCCCAAGAACATGTTGTCGAAGGTTCCGTTTCGGATCGACGTGAGATACGGGTTCACGTTGTTACCAAGGGATCCCCCTCGGAACAGAGAGTTGTGAAGACCCGCATTTCCTCGGCTAGCGATCTGGAAGAGGGTGCTAGCGTTGTTGAGAGAAGAGTTGATATTGACAATCTTGCTCTCGTTCGTACCGACTCGAGACTCGATGTTACCCAGCTTCAGGTTCTGAGCCGTGTCAGAGGCCTTGAGGTTGGCGACCTCAGTGGCGGTATTTCCACCAGCCTGAGTCAGTGCGTCTCGGACAGCCTTGAACCAGGTGTCGAACTCGCCCTGCAGCTTGTTCTGGAGTGCTGTGAGGTCGATCGTGTTCGCCGGACCGCCAATGTATGGGGCGCCATTAGCGCCACCGTAGCCAACTCGAGAGGAGACATGCTCCGGAGAGATCTGCCTAGCAGCCTTGAGAACTCGGATGTTGGCGAGCACCATGTACTTCTTACCGGGGGTATCCGTCGGCAGAGGAGCCTGCGGGCTACCAGACGCCTTACCGGTCAGCACCTCGAGTCGAGCGGCTCGGACTGCTTTGTTGTTGTCAACAGACAGCACGATTGAGTCGATACGATCCAGTGAGGCGTGGGCAGCACTGATAGACAGCTTCTCGTCAGCGGTGTTCTCCACCCAACGGCGGTTCAACCAGGCCTTGCCGGATCCGACATATACGGCCATCTCGTTGGTCCCTGGGCGAACCAGGAAGTGGTCACCGACATTCGGGAAGACACCATCCGAGATGATTCCGTCAAACAGGGCGCCGAACTGCTCTGCGTCATAGACCCTGTCTCCGTTAACTGAATTGTAGAAACCACTAGATAGAGGCATTTGCGAAATCTCCGTCTCGAGGCTCGATCACGATACCGGGCCCCTTTCGTAGGTAGTTGAGACGGAATGTGTCACCCGTCCACTTGTTTCGAGAAGCCATCGAGATGGCAGGCGTCTGCGTGAAACCGCTGTCGGACCAGGACTCAGTCATCTCGGTGAGCTGGGCCTCAATGGGCTGCGCTCCGTTTGATGGGACGTAGTACATCACATCCCCGCAGACGAATCCCTTGCGGTACTCCACATTCGAGAAGTTATCAATCTTACCAGACATGACGCCCAGAGGATTGTACTTCGGGAACATGGCGTCCAGAACCCAGTAAGGATACCACATCTCAGTCAAGGCAGAGACCATCTGCTTCTGGGTCGGAGTCAGAGCCTTCCAGTCCTCAGCTCGGTAGGGCTTGTGGACCTGAGTGTTGTTCCACAGGGCCTCTCGTCGGTCCACACCATCACCATAGCGAAGTCGGTGCTCCCTACGGTGAGTCGTACCATCAGCGATCCAGTTGTCATTCAGCTCGACATCTCCAGAGTCAAAGATCTCGTAGACGACATTCTTCGAGTCGACAATGGAGTAGACGGCCTTGTAGTCCGTGAAGTTCTCGTTCTTGTCGGAGAGCACGATAGTCTCCACAAGTCGAGGGTGCCGGATGTAGGTGTGGAAGTTCCCCTGCTCCCAAGTAACCTTGTAGTAGAGGGGATACCCGTTTGGCTTGCAGGCCTGGAGGATCTGCCCGAATGGCTCGTTGAGGGGACAACGATCCCACACAACCCACTTTCCATCCTGAAGCTTCTGGCCCGTATCATTCACATAGGCATATTCGCTGACTTCCGGATCTCCATGGAATGTCCACCCAGGAAGAGCCCTGGAGTTACCGGCCGCGGGGCCGAGATGGTTATTAGCCATCTGCTGGGCGAACAGCTGAGCATTGAACTTCTGCTGAGCATCAGGCTTGATGAAGGTCTTGTGCTCTAGGACTCGCCAGGTGTAGATGCTTTCGAGGGAACGCCCCGAGTAGGTATGCTTATAGCTACCGTTGTTCTGCTGCTCGATAGCGCAGGTCTCGATAACCATCACAGTATCCGTGTCGTCCCTCGAGATGAAGTTCCCAAGGCGATACATGGGTACTGAGTCAGTCGTGAAGACTGCCAGCTCGAACTGACCGAAGTCGTAAGCCCTCTCAGTCCAGTTCAGTGAGATGAAGTCGTCTGGAATCTCACGTGTGTCCTTCCAGTCAAGACGGTTTCTGTAAAACAGATGCATTAGACGCCCCTATACAAGGTCTCGTATTCGATAGAGATATCCATGTCGTTGGGGTTCCCGACGAACTGCAGACCAATGGTGTTGTTGCCTGGGTGTAGCTTGATCCATTGGCTTTTGATGTCGAGAACACCGGTGATGAACGACTCCTTACCACCGGCAATGTGCTTGACGGACTTCTTAGCTGGCCGAGTGTCGATGACAAGCTGCTCGCCACGGTAGAAATCCTTGACCTTGTTGATGATCATAGCCTCGTCATAGGTCTGGTTGATCACGGTCAGGTTAGACACATTGCCGTTGAAGGAGAAGGTGATGACAACGCCTGTGTCAGCGTCGCCAAGGTAGTTGATGTCCTTACCAGACGAGTTGGACATGTCGCCGAAGATGAGCTCCTTGGGGTTGTCCGCAGACTTGAACGGGAACTGGAACAGAGGTGTGACATCATTGAACCCAACAAGACCCGTGATGGACGGGGAGTTGGATCGCCAGTAAGGATCGATAGCAATCAGCGAGATTCCAATCTCCTGCCTCTCGGAGAAGATGTTCGGCTCGACTGACTCGACAATCATGCTGGACTTGACGGCCACCTGATCAGTAACCACGCCGAAGGTAACCGTCTCCCCAACCGGGAAGTACTTGTAGATCTTTCGGCGTTCAGTCTGGATGTCTTCCCCGACGGGGATGAGGGTGAGAACCACATTACGAGTCCCCACCCTCGCCCCCTTCAGGAATGCCCCATCAATCAGTGCATACCGCTCAAGACTGAGTTCCGTCTTGACTGGGCCAAGACCGGTGATCTCCTTGACTGCGATACCCGAGCTCCAGGGGTCGAATAGATCAAGATTGAGGGATTCGCCCCCCTTGTTGATAGATGAGACTTCGGTGATCATACAGTCAACGCGTCCTTTGCCATGGCCAGCTGCGTCTTGGTGTTGCGGTAGATGTCCGCAGCGTCAAGGGCCTCTGGCGAGTTGTTCGTCTGGTTGAAGGTGATGTTTGTGGTGCCATTTTGACTGTTCTTGTCATCGAACTTGGCATCCACAGGAATTGTGGGCCGTGCACCATTTGCTGCGTTGAGCGTGGTGCCAATTGCAGGCATGAGGCTGTTGATGCCCTTTGCCTGCTTCTCCATCTCCTCGAGATTGAGAACGGGCTTGACTTCCGGCTTGTAGGACGGGTCTTCCTCGATGAGGTTTGTGACTTCGTCCATAGCCTTTGCCATTGCGTCGTAGGTGGCCTTACCGACATAGTCGCCAGCAGCTGCAACCTGGTCTCCGGTGTTCTGAACACCGATGGCGAGACCCTCTCCGACGTACTGACCAAGCTGCATCATCAGTCGAGAAGGAGAGTGAATACCAAAGTAGCTCTTCACTCGGTTGTAACCCTTCTTGGCGACGCTGACCATCTTCTCCCCGAACTCCCAGGCCTTGTTTGCGAGACCATTGGTCATACCATTGATGATGGCCCAAGCAATCTCGCGACCAACCTTGTTGAATCGAGGGTAGTAATTGTTGATGGCATCTCGGAGACCCTCGAGGAACTTGAGGATCGTCCAGGCAGCCTTGTCGATTATCCGTCCAGCATTTCGCCCGATACCATCGAGGAAGTTGATAGCCAGGTTAGTACCAGCATCAATGATGTTCCCCATGTTATCGGCAACACCCTGGATGAACTTGGCGACGGTATCTGCGCCCTTGTAGCCGAACTCGTATGCGTGGTTATCGAGCTCAGTAAGCATTGCGGAGATCCACTCAAACATAACGGCTACGAGTCCGGGAATGTTGTCTCGAACAGCTTGAATGCCGGCAGCCAATAGCTTGGACATTGCGATGCCCATCTGTGGCGCATTGGCACCGAGTGTGATGATGAACGAGGCGATTGCGTTTGCCAGATCGATTGCTAGTTGAGGCAGTATGGCACCGAGCTGCTTTAGCCCCTCGGTCAGGACCAGGAATGCTGCAGAGCCAGTGGTCGCACAGATACCCAGAACCGCCGCAAAGGCCGCTAGGCCAATTGAGATCGGGAGAAGGGCGAGGCCAAGTGCCAGAATTGCCGCAGTCAGGATAATGAGTCCCGGGGCCACCAGCTGAGCAACGAATGCTGCACCTAGAAGAATGATCATAGCACCAGCAAAGGACACCAGACCAATCGCCACCTGCGCCCAAGACTGCTTACCCAGTTTCTCAATGGCTCCAGCAAACAGATACATTGCTGGCGCAGCAAGGCCCAGGGCGATCATACCGACGGCAAAGGCCTCAGCGCCGGCGGCGGCAGCCACCATGATTCCGAGACCAATAGCCAGTGAGATCAGACCCTTGGCGAGCTCGCCAATACTCATGCCTCCGAGCGTGGATACTGCAAATACTAGAGCCGTTACGGCAACTGCCATCGAGAGGATTGCGGCCGCTCCTCGACCGGTACCTCGTCCAGCGATGTTAACTGCTAGCGATAGAGATGTGATCAGAACCACAACCGCCAAAGTACCCTGGATCAGTTTGCCAGTATCCATCGTGCCGAGAAGCCAGATAGCAGAGACCAGGATGTTGCAGGCCACAGCGAGGCCAAGAAGAATCGCTGCGCCCTTAGCCATGAATGGGTTCTTACTTGCTGTGGTAAGGAACACTGATAGCGACGAGATGATCAGATCCAACGCGATGACGCCCTGAACAGCCTTACCAGTATCCATCGACCCGAGCATGTAGACCGCCCCAGCAAGGATGACGCAGGACAACGCCAGTGCAAGAAGGATGCTAGCCCCCTTCTCGACACCCTTGAGGTGTGTGGTGCGCTGCATAAAGACACTCAGGTCTTTTAGGAGAATCTCCATAGCAATCACGCCGACGATTGCACCCTTAACATCCATACCCGAGAGGATCCGAATAGCAGTAGCCATAAGGATCAATGCTGCGCCAAGAGCAATTAATAGCCCCATGACAAGGGGAGCATGCTTCTTGAACGCGACCATCTTACCAAGTGACGTCATCATATCGTTGATCATGTTGAACATTAGCTTCATAGCAATAAGCGTCATGACCAACTTTGGCGCCGGAACAAGAGCCATAATCACCAGTGTCGCAGCAAGAACGCCAATGGCGATAGCAATCTTTAGGAGGGCATCCGCCTTAAGCTTGTTCTGGAAACCTTCAAGGACTCCGCCGAGCTGGTCCAGGACATTGCCAAACTTCTCGGCGACATCCCCGATCTTGTCAAAGTTCTTCTTGAAAGCGTTGATCCATCGAGTAAAGGCGATCAGGGTTCCTGTGCCAATAGCTCCGACAAGAATCTTACCCATGTCATACGACTTGAGATTCTCGTTGGACTTGGACAGGGCTTCACCAATGCCGCCAAAGGCCTTCATAGCAGCGCTCTTGACATCCGGAGCGAACTGCTGCTTGATGAAGTCCTTGAACTCGACAAGCTTCTGCTTGATGGTCTCGAATAGCTCAGGTAAGTGGAGCTGGTTGGCAATCCGCTTAATGTCCTCCGCCCACTTGATGAGGAAGTTGTCTTTAGCGGCGCCAGCAGCATCCTTAGCAGCTTGGGCCGTAGCCGTACCAACTGAGGATACTGCGCTAGCTGCCTCGGAAGCTTTCTGCTTCACATCCCCGTGACCATTTACCCAGTCGCGGAATGCAATAGCAAGTTCCTTGAACTTCTGCCCAGCCTTGTGGGCTGTGTTGCCCAGTTTCTCCCAAGCACTGCTATTTTGAATCTTCTGCCAGACTTCCTCAAGAGCTTCCTTCAGCTCAATGAGTTTCTCCTTGAGCCACTGGACCTTCTCAGCAATCTTGAGCTTTTCACCGAGTTCGTTGAACTTCTCGGTCAGCCTGGCGATGATCGCCTCGGAAGAGGATAGGTCGCCAAGCTGGAAACCCTTGAAGTACTCGGCAACGGCGGAACGGCCAGACTCGAGCTTAGCCTTGAGCTTGTTTCCAACACTCTGACCGAAGTCATGGAGCTTGGTCTTCACCTTATCAATGCCATTGTGGAGAGAAGTCATCGCCGCAGTAAACTGCTGACCGACGATGGAGTTCTTCAGTGCTTCTTTAACAAGACCGAACTTCGAAGACAGGTCCTTGAGCGACTGACCAACCTTCGTCACCTTGGTGCCGACGTCGAGCCACATGATAAAGCTGTGGATTGCCTCAACAACCCACTTGATGGCCTTGCCGACTAGGTCAATAGGAGGTAGAAGGAGCTTCAGTGCCTTACCGCCAAGATCAAGCGAGCTGAACCATTGGTCAAACCAGTAGATTACCTTGCCGATCATCTTAGTGATCTGGAAGATTCCTGAGTTGACACCGGCAAAGGCCGGGAAGAGCGCCCCGATAATGTGCGCAGCCACCGTAAAGATGACCTGCCCGACTTCAGAGACGATCGTCCATAGGATGTGGAAGACCGAGAATAGACCAGTAAAAGTCCATTCAAGTTTGTCTGCGAAGTTGTCAGTGATAATCAGCTTCTCGGTGAAGTCAGCGAAAGCCTTTGTCATTCGGTAAAGACCTTCGGCAGATGCATTGGCAAACACATTCCGGAATGCCTGGACGATCTGGCCAATGATCTTTACAAGACCCTTGAAGATGTTGGAGAGTCCGCGGATCAGCTCGGTTCGTCCGCCGAGATCCTTCCACATCTGGAGGAAACTGTTTCTAGCATCGGCACTGTCACTGATCAGAAGACCAAGCCAATTACTGATGCTGGTGAACAGCTCAGTCGCCTCATTGAAGTCCCCGAACAGAATCTCAAAGGTCTCAGCCCATCCAGAACCAATAGCTTCCTGGAGAGTCCCGATTAGCTGGCTGAATGTACGAACCTTGGTTGCTGCATCGAATGCGTTACCAGCGAACTGTTTCAGTTTAGCAGCCTGATCCTCAGAGTACCCCATCTCGACGAGCTGAGCCTCGGATAGGTCATTCGTCATAGCGGTAAGGGTCGTGGTCATGACCTGGGCGGTCAACCAGTCTTCCTTGAGGGACTCTCGGAAGTTACCCTTCTTAGCGATAGCCTCATCAACGCCAGTACCCATCATTCGAGAGGTCTCGATCAGGGCATTTCTGAAGGATTCACCACCCATACCAGCATTAACAAGTGAATTCCAGTCCTGCAGGTGGACGACGCCAGCCGAAATGGCCTGGGATAGCTGAGTGTACGCCGTTGCAGTCTGTTGGGCAGTTGAGCCCGATGCTGCTGCGAGGTTGGATAGACCCTTAATGGATGACACCGAGGTCTGCAGGTCCACACCGGCCGCGGTGAACAGACCAATCGCATTTGTCATATCACTGAAGCTATAGACGGTCTTGTCCGCGTAGGTGTTCAGCTCTGCTAAGGAGGTCTTAACCTCGGCAAGGGTGGTGCCCTTATCAGCAGTGTTCGCCATAATAGTCTGGATGGCTCTCATTTTGAGCTCATACTCGTTAAAGCCATCCTTGACCGTCTGGAAGAAGCCACCCATGATCTTCTGGCCGGCCGATAGCGCTGCAGCACCAATTCCACCGAACGCGGCAAGCCCCGCGCCCTGCATCAGGGTCATGTTCTTACCAATGTCCAGGGCTTTGGCCGCCAGGTCGCCGAACGTGGTGTTCTTAGCGATCTCGCTGAGCCTACTGAAGCCCGACGTGGCTTGGTCGAGCTTCAATGCGCCCTTGAGTTTGTCCATGCTGGACGCAGATTCCTGAATAGCAGACAGGAACTGCTTATTACTCATCTTGAGCGAGACTACCCGCTCGTCAATAGTTGCCACTACCTAGTGACCTCCTTCCAGGCCTTGTCTGCGATCTTGTCGAAGATGGGCCGGATCGCGGGATTGATGTAGTCTCGACCAACAACGTATCCGCCATTGCGGGTTCCGTGGCCGTATTGAATCAGTACGGCGATGTTGGCGCCTTTGTTGACGTTCGAATTCGTCCAGGTAATCTTCCAGTTATTACCGGTTCGTTTTACCTCGTAGTTCCAGGACTTAGCAGTGGCTCCGGTTCGGGAAGGGGTAGCCGAGGCGAGAGCAGCTACCCCCTCCTTACCGAACTGATTCATGATCAGAGCCAGGTCAAGTTTGGTCATTCTGTCAAACCAGTTTCTGGTCAGCTTCCATTCGCCCTGACTCTCGATCGTGATCATGATTCTCCTAGACTAGACTCTCGGTTAGGATGTTTGCAACACCAGAGACCATGCATCCCGCAGCGCCTTTCTGCATTGCTTGGTTGTACTGGTCTCTAGTGGCGCAGATGTGCGCCCAGACCGGCTTACCGAGTGCCAGGGTCTTGGTCCAGGTCTGCTGGTCTGCCTCGAAGGACATTCCGAGGTAGTCCCATGGGGCGGCCCATCCATTCAGTCGACCATCAGCGACATGCTCCGGGTAAGAGTACCCCCAGCACTTCCATCCGTCGGCCTTCCACTGGTTTACAAGCCAGGTTGCGTCGACGGAGAACTTCCAGATGATCCGATTCTTAGCATCAGATGGGAAGAACTGCTTCAGCTCTTGCCATTTGCCAGCCGAATACTTCGGGTCCAGAACTGTGATGTGACTCGACCCATATGCCCGGAAGTAGTCCTCCACCTTCATGATAGGCTCGCCGACGGTCTTGAACTTTCGGATCTCGTCCCAGGTCATTTCAGTGACGGGGGTATTTGGAGCCGTTGGATCAGTACGTTGAAGGGTCCGATCGTGGTTTAGGAACCAGATTCCGTCCTTCGAGCGCTGACATGACACCTCAAGGGCCCCTGCTCCGAACATTACAGAGTTGGTATAGGCTCTTATTGATGCCTCGGGCCAGCTGACCGACCCCCCACGATGAGCCACAAGGAATCCCTTGGTGATCATCATAGTTCCAATGTCGGGATACCCCTTTGGGACAGCCCTCATATGGGCTGGGGTCTCGGAATCGTCCGCCTCGAATACTGTGACAATCCCTCGCTCTGCTCCGACAATCTCGACAGTAGGATTAGCTTCCTCCTGGGCCGCCACATCAATCATCGGGGTCAAATAGACCCATGCCCAGGCTGAGGTATTAGGAATCCCGGTGATCTTCTCAGTCTCTCCGACCAGAAGAGCAGACCAAGAATCGGTCGTGGAGTTCGTCCCGGCATTCCACTTATTCTTGGTGGTTCGCCAGTCCGTTAGAGGGGTATTCTTGTTCCCGTGATACTGCCCAGCGACCAATCCTAGACGCTTCGGATCAATCTCAGGAAGACCGGCTTGCCAGGTATGGATGTCGAAATCCTTGACCCCGCGGACGATAATCATTAGGGCCCGTTCCCGAGCACCAGATGCCACTGTTCCTCCGAACTGAACCCCAAGAGTATCTTGCGGGTTGGTCACCTTCTTGACGGCGACGTAACCAGACCGGCCCGCGGCGTTTACCTGGGCTGCAACCACCCATCCTGTTGGCGGACGAGCAGCAGTGTTTCCGAACTGCGAGGCATAGAACACCACAGCAAGATCGCCCCACTGAGAAGGCGCCATCAGATCCGGCATAGAGCCGCCCATTCCCTCGCCAACTGCTCGAGATACGAACTCGATTCCCTCTTGGGGAGTCGGATACACCTCGAGACTGTGGATCAGGATGTCATGGCCGGTCGATGGGACCTGAATAGATGGTAGCCACAATGGATGCTGGCTATCTGACAGTACAATGTCGAGATCGATCGAGCGTTTAGTCCCTGCCGGGAGTCGTTTCGTCTCGATGATGTCCTGGTATAGGTTCTCCTTCTTAGCGTTGAGTCTACTTGCTCGGAAGACGAGACGATTCTCATCTCCTGAGGTATAGTTCAGCGTGAATCGGAATTTCTTCTGGAGAACTGGGATGGCGTACTGATCATAGGGGGTCGTTGACGAGTTGACACTGATGTATGCTCCGTCCCCCTGAGCTTTTCCATTGCCGAACCACCATGAGCTCAGCTTGGGGAGCATACTATCCATCAGCGAGCCCTCCGAACAATCACCGTTCCAGCAGGAGTTCCAGCAGGAACCGGGTCATCCTTACCCAGAACAAGGATCTTAGAGCCATCTGTAGTCATCCCGTCGACTCGAAGCTTGAGATCGAGATAGCCCTTGATCCAGGGGATGATGAGCTCACGGATCTTCTCGCCTGGCGGGTTGGAGTAAGGGTTACCAACCGGCTGCCATTGGCCACCATTTTGACCATCTTCAGCAAGAACGCCGTCGGTGACGTAGACGTGGCCGATTGAGAGCGAATCCAGCTTCTGGAAGACCTCACGGTAGTTGATCGAGTTGGTTGTGTGGACCGTTGCCCACCAACGAGTAGACGGATACTCAGCCATGTGGGCCGGAAGGATCGGGGTCTGCTCGTCATTCGTCAAGAACTTCTGTGCTGTGCCTTCATACATCATGCAGACGTTGAAGTCGAGCTTACACATCTCCTCAGAGATGTTGGATCCGGTGTTGATCCCGATGACGAAGTTGAACCCCTCATTGGTACGGATCGTGTCAATGAGATCCTTGTACCACGGGACTCGTCCAGCTTGAGTTCCCCAGCCGTTGATGACCTCATCGAGGAAGACGCCCTGAACAAGATCGCCATACCACTGCTTAGCCCGCTTGAGCTGCTCAAGAATGTAGGTCTTGGTGAACTTGTCCGGGTTCGGAATGTTATTCCGAGCAGGGTCAGTAGCCGGCAGACTGGCGACGCCATACTGAGTCTTGATGTAGAACAGGATCTTCTTTGCTCCAGCGGCAAGAGCCAGCTCAGCCTGCTTCTTGAAGTCCTTCTCGTATGCTTCCCAGTCTCCGCTGTTGCGGTTCATGATGACATACCCAAGTTCGTCTCGGAACTTGAGTGTCTGTGCCCACTTTGAGAACTGTCCGGGCTTTCCATCATGGTAGTAGTCCGGCCAATAGTAAGTCACAGGAGAGTAATACCTAGCACCAGTCTGGAACGGGTTGAGGTTCTTGGCAACAAGCGCATTTGTGGCGTTCAGATCGACTCGATCGGCCTTGGTAGCCAGCTGAGAGACATCTGCCTTCTTAGCAAGCGCAGTAGTAGCGGCCGACTGGGAGTAATAGGTCGATGCTGCGTTTGTGTTTGTCAGGAACTTCGCATTGAGTGCGGCTTCCTTCAGATACTCAGGAAGGGATGCCGCTCCTCCAGCCTGTCCAGGAGGACCCTGTTCTCCTCGAGGTCCTGGGTCGCCCTTTGGGCCAGGATCTCCCTTGGGCCCTGGGTCACCCTTTGGGCCTTGAAGGCCCGGAGCTCCATTCTTCCCAGGAGGTCCAGGGGGACCGGGAGTACCGACTCCACCGCCTCCGCCACCACCGAAAGGGAGTGGGGCGATCTCATCGGTGGGATCGGCGGTCATAATGTCAATCTCGCCACCCTGAGTCAGAGCCAGGTGCTTGACAAGATCAATCCCGGGAGAGTCGACATAGATGGTGTGGGTCCAGGCGCCAGCTGGGGTCACTCCAGCGCCCGGAGCCAACACCTCGATATTGACAGCACCAGCCTGGTCCGTCCGAACCATATGCTCTCGCATGCCGACTGTAACCCCGTTGACCGTCGCCGTAGCACCGACGACGTCAGGAATGATTCGAACGATCGCCCGACCCTTTTCTCCTCCCGGAATGGTCCCGGTTAAAGTGCAGTATGGGGCTGCCATTGTTTAGCCTCCTACGGCTGTTCAGCGCGATCAAGCATCGCGTTTACTCGAGTGTTTGTGTCGGGACCATAGACGCCATCGACCTCAGATCCAACGGCACGCTGGACGTTCTCGACGGTTTCGTCATGGGCTTCCTCGGACGCCTCGCCCCAGACACCGTCCTGCTCAGTGCCGACAACGGACTGAGTGAACTTGATGCCGAAAGGGAAGGTCTTCCCGCCCCACTCCGAAGCACAGGACAGAGCGTAGCAGCGAGAACGGGTGTTCGGACCGGCGACATTGTCGGGGTTCGCCCGAACTGCACGCTGCAGGGCGCGGATGTCAGCAGGGCCGGACTTGGCGCCGCCGTCGGAGTAGGCAGGACGAATCACATAGGCGATCGATTCGCTACGGACACGCCTCCATACACCATTACCGGCGCCCTGAGATCCCCAATCGCCGGACGAGGTGTTACCCTCGATAGTCTGGAGTGTACCGCCTCCCAGATTCTTCTCGACGAATCCCACATGGTCTGTTCCGCCGCCGTCCCAGTTGAAGATGAGGACATCTCCGGGCTGGGCGTCGTAAACTGACACGAAGTAAGCCGTGGGATGCTCACGGACCTTGTTAACGGTATAATCTGTGTTGAAAGAGAACCCGCCAATAGCGTCAATCTGCCCGCACTCGTCCAGGCACATGCTAACGAAGAGCATGCACCACCACACAGAGTCGGACGGTCCAGCAAGCCACTGCTGTCCGGTTCGAGCAGCCCAGTAGCGACCGGCTTCGGATCCAGGCTGGGGGTCATCTGGAGCATAGTATCCAATCCTCGCCGCAGCTCGAGCGAGGACCTGCTGCGCAACGCTCACTGCATCACCTCAGTAGTCTGAGACACGTGAATGTCCTTGTCTTCCATAGGGTCAGTGCCGATGTGAGCCTGCGGGGCAAACGCCTCGTCAGGGAACTCTTCGTGCTTTCCCATAATCATCCCTTCGAGCCAAGCGCTTGGCGCCTAGCTCTGTTCAAATCCCGGTTCCTTGACAGGATGTCGGCCCGGGACATCTTCTTCTCGGGCTGATTCTTCTCGTTGCAGACTCGAATCAGCGTTAGTAGACGGCTCAGATGCCAGGTCTCGCACTCAAATGGGATCTGGCAAGCGATCATCCAGTAGTAGATCAGTTCCGAGGATGTGTATTCTCCGGAACCGTCCTTGTCGCCCTTCTTAACGAAGGTGGTCGCCGTCTTTGTGTCGGCCATGTAATTACTTACACGTTCGATTTCACTGGCGGGGAGTCTATCCAGAAGCTCACGATTGTATTCCTCATCAGTGATCATGCACTCGATGTAGAGGAGCATCTCCTCTGGCGAGACATCTTCATTGCCGATAAGGTGTTTATGGGTGATCGACTCCCATTTTGACAGTGCGATCAGGTTGTGCTCCAGGTGTAGTTCTCCGCCGGGCAGGGAGACGAATGATTGTGTCTCCTCGTCAAATCCCTCGACCTCGGGGATAGAAACTATAAGCATT